AAATGTTGACCATTCTAACGAGCATGGTTCGTTCAAAGCAGACATGGCACCTATTAAACAAAGTAACTTGTGTTGTGAAATTAACTTGCCTACAAAACCACTTAATGACTTTAATGATCCAGATGGCGAGATTGCCTTGTGTACACTAAGTGCTGTTAATTGGGGCAATGTACGTAAGCCAAGTGACTTTATTCGTATTGGTAAACTAGCAGTACGTGGACTTGATGCTCTACTCAGTTATCAGAACTATCCAGTAATTGCGGCAGAAATGGCAACCATGGGCAGACGTCCATTAGGTGTTGGTATTATTAACTTAGCATACTGGATGGCACGTAACAATATGACATACAGTGAGCCTAATCTAGAAATGATTGATGAGTATGCTGAAGCATGGAGTTACAGTTTAATTAAAGCAAGCGCAGACCTAGCACAAGAGCAAGGCGCATGTTTGTGGAATGACCAAACAAAATATAGTGATGGTATCCTACCTATTGACACATATAAGAAAGATGTTGATGAACTAGTAGCACACAAAGAACGTATGCCATGGAAAGAATTAAGAGTACAATTAGCTAAAACTGGTATCCGTAACTCAACACTAATGGCACTTATGCCTGCTGAAACGTCAGCACAAATTAGTAATGCGACAAACGGTATTGAGCCACCACGTAGTTTAGTAAGTATTAAACAATCAAAACATGGTGTACTAAAGCAAGTTGTACCTGGTATCCATCATCTTAAAAACAAGTATGAACTACTATGGGATCAGACATCACCAGAAGGATACTTACAGATTATGGCAGTGTTACAAAAATATATCGATCAAGGTATTAGTGTAAACACAAGTTATAATCCACAACACTTCCCAGATGAGAAGATTCCAATGAGTAGTATGCTACAACATCTAATGATGTTCTACAAATATGGCGGCAAGCAGTTGTATTATTTTAACACATATGACGGAGCCGGCGAAATAGATATTGACAAACTGGAACAATCAAGTATAGTGGAAGATAATATAACAATTGAAGACGATGAATGCGAAAGCTGTGTAATATAAAGAGAGAGATTGAATGAGTGTTTTTGACGTAACTAACAAAGGTAGCCAAACGAATAACTTGGCATTCCTTGATCCATCAGGAGGAGTAACAATTCAACGTTACGATACAATGAAGTATCCTAGCTTTGATAAGTTTACAGACAAACAACTAGGATTCTTCTGGCGTCCAGAAGAAGTTGATACATATCGTGATGGGAAAGACTTTAAACAGTTGACAGACCATGAGCAACATATCTTTACAAGTAATCTTAAAAGACAGATCTTGTTGGATAGTGTACAAGGACGTGGTCCAGTAGAATCGTTTGGTAGCATTGTAAGTTTACCAGAACTAGAGAACTGGATTATTACTTGGACATTTAGTGAAACAATCCACAGTCGTAGTTACACACATATTATTCGTAATGTGTATAATGACCCAAGCGTTATCTTTGATCAACTTATGGATATTCCAGAGATCATTGAATGTGCTGGAGATATCTCCAAGTACTATGATGAGTTGATCGAAAGTGCAGGGTATTATAATCTACTAGGGGAAGGTGTACACACAGTTAACGGCAAAAAAGTTGTAGTTGACATGTATGAACTTAAAAAGAAACTTTGGTTAGCACTAATGAGTGTTAACATTCTTGAAGGTGTTCGTTTTTATGTATCGTTTGCCTGTAGTTGGGCATTTGCTGAACTTAAAAAGATGGAAGGCAATGCTAAGATTATTAAGTTTATTGCTCGTGATGAGAACCTACATTTAGGATCAACACAGCTATTACTTAAAACACTAAAGAAAGACGATCCAGTGTTTGAACAAATTGCTCGAGAAACAGAAGAAGAATGTATCAAGATGTTTACTGATGCAGTTGATCAGGAAAAAGCCTGGGCTGACTATTTGTTTAAAGATGGTAGTATGCTTGGTTTAAACAAAGAGCTACTAAGTCAGTACATTGAACACATTGCTATGAAACGTATGAGCAATGCCGGCCTTCCTAAAATTTACAATCAAGCTAGTAACCCATTGCCTTGGACAAAGAAATGGATCGCTGGTGGAGATGTACAAGTAGCACCACAGGAAACAGAGATTACAAGTTATATCAACGGTGGCACAAAACAAGATGTTACCCAAGATACATTTAAAGGATTTAGTTTATGATTACAGTATACAGCAAAAACTTATGCGGTTACTGTGACATGGCCAAGGATTATTTAAAAAAGAACGGATTCGAGTTTGAGGAGATCAATGTCGAGTCTGTTCCAGAAGCCCGTGAGTTTCTAATTACAGAAGGTCACAGAACAATGCCACAAATTTATCACAATGGCAAACTATTAGTAGAAGGCGGCGGTATGGCGTTAGTAAGATTACAACCCGAAACTGTACGTGAACTTATTGGAGAAGTAAAACTAGATGTTAAAGATTTCAAACTTTAAAAAAGGCGATGTAATGACTGTTAAATGTAGCACTGGCGAAGAAGTCGTTGCTAGATTTGATTCAGAAGACGACAACGCATTAAATGTAGTAAAGCCAACAGTGCTTACAATTAACCCACAAGATGGTAAAGCAATGCTTATTCCTTGGATTATGAGTATTGATACAAAAAGCAATGATCCAGTGTTTATTGGTAAAGCGCAAGTTGTAGCAATTACAAAAACTGAAAAGAACTTAGCTGACGGATATATGCAGAGTACCACTGGTATTACGACAGCAACAGCGGCAGAAAGTAGTCTGCTTATCTAATAAATACGTGTATGAACTTTGTACACAGAAATAATGACAAGAGACTATGTGGAGCCTCAACTAGAGCTATAGTTAATAATGTCAGAGTAAACGGACAATTTATTAGTACAGAGGGCGACCCCAACAGTCATGGTGGGGGCGTTCTTCAAGCTACTGCGACTAGTGGTAGAACTCGTGCTGGCGGTAAACCTATCATCATTTTAAATGATCCCTCATCAGCAGACAGCTATTGCGGACGACCAGGTTATGGTCCTGAACACTGTGGACCATCAGCGACAAGCGCAAGCGGCGATGTAAGAGCCGGAGGGTAACATGGCAGACTTTACTGATTTTAAAAATGGCTTACAAAATGCTAATGACTATCTTGATACTAAACATCATTTAAGTGGTACCACTGCTTTAGGTAATAGTAACTTACGAGCAGTAGCACAAGCAGAGTATAGTTTTACACTACGTGAACTGTTATGTGGTGTACTAGGCGGTAATGGTATAAAACTTCCAAACATTCAGATTTGTATGAGCGCAAACATTAATGCGCTACTGGGTATTCCAGCACTTCAGGGCGAGCTATATGATGCGTTATCACAATTAGATGGCGCAATGAACGACTTTATGGATCACACTAAGTTAGATAGTATACTTGGACGTCTTAATGGTGTATTGGCAGAAGCACAAAACGTTGCTAACATGATTAACTTTTGTAGCGCACCAGTAGATCCAATCGCTATTCCAAATATGTTAGAACGAGCAATGGGTAGTTTCCTTGGTGCTGGTAAAAATTTAATTGATCAAATTGGTAGCATTGTACCTGGGCAAGTATGTGCTTGTATAGGCACAGGCGGCTTTAACAGTAACGTGTTTAATGGTGGTATACTAGGAAACATTGCTAATAATATTGATGCTATTAATGCTGGGTCACTTGGACAAAGTGTAATTGATAGTATACGTAGCGATATCGAAGGTGTTGCTGGTGGTATTAAAGACCTAATTAGCTTTGAAAATAATATTAATGGATCATACAGTTTAGGTGGAAGCCAATTTGCTACTCCTGACCCAAGTTGTAATAGTGGTGTTGGTGTTATGCATAACCCACAAAACGGAAGTGTTGCTAGTAATGCTAGACTAGCTTCAAGTATGAAAGGTTTATATGACAAACTTGCTGGTTACCCAGTTACATATAGACCAGGAACAACGCTTGGTGGGTCAAATGGATCTATTCCACTAAGTGGAAGTAACTTATCACCAGAAGATGCCCAACCAATTGAATACGAAAACATTTTCAAACTATTGTTTGATGATGACTTCCTGACATTATTAGATCAAGCAGACGATCCACAAAGTAATGTAG